ATGCTGGAAATAGCGGAACTAACGCTTTAACTGGAGTAGGGTTTCAGCCTGACTTGGTTTGGATAAAAAGTAGGAATAATAACTATAACCCCACCTTGTATGATTCAGTCCGAGGAACAGGTACTTCTAAAGCGATTTATTCAAATGAAAATGTTGCTGAAAATACCTATCCAACTTTAAATAATTTTGTTTCTTTTGATACAAATGGGTTTACACTTGGAGCAACTTCACATACTAATAATATTATTAATAAAACAAGCGATAATCTTGTATCGTGGAACTGGAAAGGCGGAGGTTTATTAAACAAATCAGCTAGTTTTAATGGTAGTAGTAGTAGGATAACATTGCCTAAGCTTACAGGATTAACGGCCGACGTAACTGTTTCAGGATGGGTAAATATAGGGAATACAACAACGTCCAATAGGATAAGATTTATCGAACTAAATACGAATGCAAATGGTTATGCGGGAACCATGTCGGTTCTGTATAGGCCAAGTGATGGTCAATGGCTAGTAAGATCAGGAAACGGTACTTCTACAAATTCTGATGTATTAACACATACATACACATTAACACAATTAACTTGGTATAACGTATGCTTTACTAGAGATGATTCTACTAATGTAACTAATTTTTATGTTAATGGTTCTTTACAAGATACAGAAACCGTATCTGTTTCTTCTTCGTACCCTTCTGACGCAACAGGAGTAATTGGCGATTTAAATTATAGTGCGGGGTCAAATTATAATTGGCTTGGATTAATAGACCAAGTAAGAATATTTAATAAAGCAATATTAGCTTCAGAAGTCACAACTCTTTATAATGAAACAGCCAGCACTATAAATACTTTACAAGTATTAGGGGACGATTCTTGTGTAGCAGCATATCCTTTAGGCGTTGGAGCTGGAGATCTTAACAATACGTATTCGGGGACTCCTTCAAATGTAACATTTAAAAATCCTGGTCATTTAACCAGAAATAATAATGGAACAATTGAAAGTACGGTAAGTGCTAATACAGAATCTGGATTTAGTATTGTTACGTATAGTCCTAATGATACAGTTGGGATGTCTATCGGGCATGGTTTGGGTAAGGCCCCTTCTCTCGTAATTACTAAAAGATTAGATACTGCTCAAGATTGGGGAGTTTATACTAATGTTTCTACAGGTAACACTACCACCAATTGGTTATCTTTAAATGATGCCGATGCTTATGGTTCTGGCAACTTTATGAATATTAAATCTTCTACTTTAGAGCTTCCTGCAACAGGTGCTTTTTGGGGTAACGGCGGAAATCAAGTTGCTTATTGTTTTGCAAATGTAGATGGTTATCAGCGTATAGGTTCTTATGTTGGGAACGGTTCAACTAATGGTCCTTTTATTTATACAGGTTTTGAACCCGCTTTTATATTAGTTAAAGGAACGACATCATCATACGCATCACATTGGATGATTATAGATAATAAAAGAGATACTGATAAAGAAAAAGATAAAAGATTATTAGCTAATTTATATAATATTGAAACAGATGATGCTAATTGGAAAACTGAATTCTATTCTAATGGATTTCAACCAAAATCTACTTTTTCAGGTTATAATCATTCATCAGGCACTTATTTATTTTGGGCCATAGCTGCAAATCCAGATACTACAGCATCGACCAAAGCTAATAGTTTTAAAACTAAAATATATACAGGAAATGGTGGTACGCAGTCTATAACAGGAGTCGGGTTTAAACCAGATTTTACTTGGCTAAAATGTAGGGTCGACCCTAGAAATCACAGACTTTTTGATTCTGTAAGAGGTGCAACAAAAGGTATTTCTAGTGATCTTCCTAATCGGGATTTTACAGAAAACTCATTAACAGCTTTTAATACAGATGGATTTACACTTGGGACCACAGGCAATCAAAATGTTTTAAATGAAAACTATGTTTCATGGAATTGGAAAGCTGCAGACCATGATAGAAATTTACCTACTATAAACCAAGATGGAAATATTACAAGTTTGGTTAGTGTTAATCCAGAAGCTGGGTTTAGTATTGTGAAGTATACAAGCACAACTAATTCAAGTGATACAGTAGGGCACGGCCTTTCTTTACCACCTAAACTATATATTACAAAGCGACTTGGCACTTCTGCCTCTTGGTGGACATATACCACTGTTATTGATGGAAGCTTAGATTATGTGGCACTTGATAGAACTGATTCAAAATATAATTCTACAAAAGCAGCACCAACATCAAGCGTTTTTACAACCGACTATGGCTCTGTTGATAATATGATTACATACTGCTGGCATTCTGTAGCTGGATATAGTAAGATAGGCACTTATGAAGGGTTGGGCACATCTACCGTAACAGTTTCAGATGTAGGATTTAAGCCATCGTTTATTATGATAAAAAATGTTGATGCAACTGCAAATTGGAATATGTACGATGTTAACAGAAGTACTGTTGTAGATAGAGCAAACAAAATATTATATCCAAACTTAAATAATTCAGAACCAAGTGCTACTAATTATTATTTTGATATGAATGATAGCGGTTTTGTTGTAAGTGCCACTAATCACGAACAACATAATTTTGCAGGTAGAACATATTTATATATGGCATTCGCTTAAAATTTGTAAATTTGTAAAAAATAAAAAATGGCAGCAACACAAGTAACAGCAGACGTTATAAAAGACGCTACTATAACAGGAACTAAAATAGCCAATACAACAATTACCTCTGGCAAAGTAGACTCATCTGTAGCTAAAATAATTACACTGACACAATCAGCTTATGATGCTTTAGGCTCTTACAGCGCCTCAACATTATATATAACAACATAAATTATGGCAGTATATTTAGGAGCGACACAGTTAGACGGGGGCGGAGGCGGAGGAACTCCAATAGGAGGTTTTGCTTTTTTTGAAAATCCCGTAGGTGTTAGCTTTACTTCAGGAAAAGAAGTATACACAGACGCAGACAATATTGTTTGGATTAAAACAGCCGCTACTATTCTTTCGTCGGATTCTGGAGTTTTAGAGGCTTCACAGTATTCTGGTTCTACTAATTCTTTACTTGTGTCATCAAATACTTTTAGTGGAGGCGGAGGCTACGTTGGTAGGACATCCTTTGGTTATAATGGCGTTCATCTTCAGGCGATTGGATTAAGAGGAAGTAATAATTATGGGTCTTATGCTCTTCGTGATGAAGATAACACTAATATAGCTACGAGTTACGCCTCAACTGGGCCTTTTTCAGCCGGATATTCACAAGACCCAGGAGGGACAACAAACCCAATGGGATGGGTTTTTGGTTCATCTTTTTATAATGACACTCATGCTTTTACTGGATTTCACAGACCTGGAATTAATAGTTTTTATAGTGCAGCTAAACATGCTTATACCCCTTTCACTTCTTTTACTGGCTCAACAAACGGATATTCACAAACCAACTATTTTACACTTCCTGTTCCATTAATGGCTACAACAAATATCCAGACAACACCGAGATATTGGGGAGTTAGCCAAGACGGAACTACGGTAACAGAATACACTTTTAATGCATCAGCGTCAAACGGAACAAATCCATTTACAGCGGTTAGTCCGTCAAATACATTTACTGTTGCATCTGCTGAAAGATTTATGTCGGATGGTGTAGATAAACTTTATGTTCATAGCGGAACATCTTTACATCAGTATGATTTGAATGGAAACAATACCCTTACTTTTAGTGGACTTCCTGGTGCTATTACTGATACAAGTTATCATGTAGGTTTTGTTTGTGTTCCTGCTTTTAAAAATTCCGACAACGTAACACAGTTTTGGACAAGAACAGGTGGGAGTACTGGAAATAATTCAGCGTCTCAAACTTTCACAAGGTACGATCTTGTTGAAACCGTAGAGGGCCCTTTTACCGGAACTGCTGCAAGCAAAGCACTTATTCACCTTCAAGATGTTGATTCAAATGATATTCTTGGACAAGGCGGCAACTTAATTTATTTATGGAAAAGAATAGCTTAATATGAAATATATATCTATAAAAAAGGAAAAAGTATTAAAGGTTTATTCTTCATCTAAAGAACTTTATGAGGATCTTAATGCTGAACAATATCTTGAAATGGAGGATTCTGATTTTGAGAAGTATCAAAAAGATTGGAGGGACTTAGAATTAAAAAACACGGATTGGATCATTCCTATTTCAGATCACTCTCAAAGAGAAGCTTATATTTTATACAGGCAAAAATTAAGAGATTGGCCTAATACAGAAAGCTTTCCTGACACCTGTCCTTCCCTTTAATTAAAATTGTAAAATCTACTATAATGAAAAAATATGAACTATATAAGAAAAATATCAGTTGGTTCTGACTACAAGAATGCTATGCATTATATAGTTGGACAGGAGGTTCTTGGAGGATCTTACCTAATAGACAGTATTAATTTTGAAGAAAAAGGGTATTCTGTTTGGGTTAAAAAAGACGGAGAGGTTGTTAAATGGAAAGAAGTCACAAACACCCCTGTTATGGTTGAGTATAATCTAAACGCCATATGATCCCTAGGAATAAGTATTTAATTGCTCCCTACGGGAAAGAATACAAAAACACAAAAAATATTGACGGGCATTCTTTGATAGTTAACACATCTATAGAGGATGTAAAATATGTTAATAGAATTGGACTTGTTATA